AGCAACTGTTAAAGCAATTACAGAGGCAGTTAAAACTTACATCGGCGAGGCTTCAACTTGGGGCGACGGCGATAGCGTTGATAGAGAGTTCGTCAGAGACATCATCATCAAAAATGGAGGGGAAGTAATCTAATGACAACAGAATACAAATACGAAGAAAAGATTGCGACAGTAGTTAGTGGCGCCGAGAATCTTAAGCCAAAGGTAGGCGACATTCTTTACTCATCATGGGGCTACGACCAAACCAACATTGAATTTTTCAAGGTGGTTAAGGTCAGCGAATTCTCTGTGTGGATTCAAGAGATTGGCAAGAAGGTCGTTGAGGTAACTGGTTGGGCGCATCAAAATGTGGTGCCAGTTGATTCCGCTGAATATCAGGTTCGTAACTGGGACAACAAAAAAGATGATTGGGACAATGTAAACACATTCATCACAAAGACTCATCCAATCCAGCGCAAGAAGATTCAGGCTTCTCACGCGACTTACGGTGTCAGCCTTAACTCATTCTCATCGGCTTGGTTATGGGATGGCAAGCCAAAAGGTCAAAGTCAAACCTGCTAGATTATTAACCCCAGTTGTGATATACTGGACTTGTTCTTAGAGAGGAGAACGAAATGGCTAAAAGAAGTCAGTTAGAGGTCGGTCAAGAATGGGCTTACCACAGAGAACGCAAGCACGAACACATCGCTTACGGCGGTTATTACAAAGTCGTTATTGAATCTGTCGAGCCACACGCGCAATATAAATACGGTGGCGGAATCAGAAAAATCAACAGCGGTTTAGGCGTCTTAGTTTCTATCCACGAAAAATGGCAAGGCGAACCTAGGGTTTATCAAAAGGTTATTCAGTTGAGCCAATTATGGAAGCCATGGGCTGAATATGAGGTTGCTCAGGCTGAGTACGAAGTTCAATACAAAATCTCTCAAGAAAAAGCGAAGGTCGCTAAGGCTGAAAGAGAAAAGTTCAAGCAAGAAGTTTACAACCCTGCTTACAAAGAGTTCATCAAATTGATTCAAGAAGTTAGCGGTGGCAAGTATGTCAGCGGTTGGACAAGACTTGAAGAGTTACCAATCGAAGTCTTACAGGGTGTCGTAAAGTTGGCTCAAGAAAAGGCGGTGGCGTAATGGGGTGGGATGTAACTCAGGTCGGTAGCAATATCACTACTCGAGCATTTATCGAATACTACATTCGACGCTCTTACGCTGGTGTCTATGAATCTGTAAAGATTTTTGAGGGCAAGAATGTGGATGGGCAAAAGCCTTTCTATGTAGCCCTTAAGAAACTTGAGGACAACTCGGTCTTTGCGTGTGTGATTTTAACTCGACGCGTAAACGGTCAGGTGTTTACCAAGGTCATAGGCGAATCAATGGAACCTCTGTACTACGAGGCTCCACAATCATTCATCGATGTTTTAACTCCAGCATCAACTAACGGCGGTGCTTGGTGGAGAAACAGATGCTTAGAAAAATACTCAGAAAAGGAGAACGCATAAATGGGGTACACACATTACTGGAAATTCAACGAGGAACCATCGGCTGAAAAGTTCGTTGAGTTCGTTGAAGGGGTCAAGCAGATAACTGCTACCGCTGACGAAGCGGGAATCCCAATCGGAGAAGAAAAGTACGAATCCAATTATGTAAGTTTCAATGGCGTAGGACTTGGAGCGCATGAGACTTTCTATATCGGACTACCCGTTGGCGATGAGAGATACGATGACGGATTCTGTAAGACTGCTGAAAAGCCTTACGACACAGCCGTGACCGCATCTCTAATCCTTGCTAAGAAAATCTTCGGCGGGGCAATCAGTATCCGAAGCGATGGCAACTGGTCTGATTGGGAGGGTGGGCAACTGCTCTATGAATCGGTATTCAATGTCCAACCTGAGAGCGTCTTAGCGTGAGCGACGAGATACTCAATGACCTAGTGGATGAGTATGGCAAGGGGATTCTCTCGTCATCTCATCCACATACAGGTTTAACTTTGAGGCAATGTCAGATTTTGTATAACAAGTACGGGCTTGAAAAAGGTACTGAGGTAATCAAAAGGTGGAAGAAGTTAAACGCTTTGAGAGACCTTAAGTAAATCTGCGACTGTAATCGTGAATCCCTTGGTTGAATACTCAGGGCGATTCATCTCTCGCCTTACCCCGTAAAACGCAACTGCCTTGCTAACTCTTTCGGTAGGTACTGTTAGAACAGAATCTTCGAGGATGAATGACCAATGGCTCGCCTTGGTCGTACTGATACCCGATGCGTACCAGCAAGCAAGGACATCTGACCAGCACTCGGTTTCAATATAAAGATTGCCTGTTTCTTTCCAGCGCCTATCTCGCTTAACTTCGACTGTTTCAATCGGTGCGGTTAATAGTGAATTGACTATAACCTCGCCCTCTTGCCCAAAGCGTAAATCTAAATCCCAATCAGAGCGACTCATAATGTTCCCCATTGATTTGATTGCCCAATAGATATTGGCGCAATGTTTTGAATAACTGAACGGTTTTCGTAGAGCGCTAATAATATCGCTTCAGCGCGGTCAGGAGAAGCAACGCCTCGTTTCTTCATGTCTACCTTCGACTCGATAACAACTCGACCTGAAGCATCCGATGTATATGTTGGACCTGCCATTTGAGATAGCACGAACCTATCTACATTTAATCGAATGTCCTGTTTGCCGTCTTTAGGTTGAACCATCTGCCGAGCGTTCCACCACATCTCTGCTCTTTGATTCTTGAACTTGGCTTGGTCTTTAGGCTTCTCGGCTACATTGACTGCGATGATGTCCGCGGGTAACTGGCGCTCCTTGACCCATCTGTCCAACATGGAGACAACGCCCCAACCTAATCCGATGGTATCGACTTTGACTCGAACTCTGTCCCGTACTTCTCTCTCTTGATGAATCTTGATACAGGCTTCAACCTCTCGCATTACTACACCAGCGACATCAACTGCGTTAGCATTTTGCTTACCCGATGAGCGATGAACGATGCTTACTGCTCCGCCATCTAATCGAGCAATAACAAATTCATCTCCACCATCTGAAGCAATATCAACTCCAAGTTTAATTATCTTTGATTCAATCGGCTCTTCATTCTCTGTTGCCATCTCAGCCCACGCGAACGGAATGACCTTGCCTGTACTCGACTTAGGGAACTGCGCCATGACACGGGCTTCGACGAATGGAGAATCCTCACCGAATTCAGAAATGACATCAGCAACCCATGTTTCATCAACGAGGTGCGTTCTCACTTCATGCGCTTCAATGTAATCAGGACATGAGCGACATCTGCCAGTTGGCTCACCCGTAAAGTTTGGTGTGTCATAAGCGCTAATCGGAATGATGTTATAGAGCGGACTCGAACAGATTCGCTCGAACCAAGTTTGCTCTGTATCTGTTGGTGGGTTACCAAGTACGAGAAGTTTGGTATTGCCACCCGTCATAAGAGATTCAAGCGCTCCGCCGATTGTGTCGGATAAACCTCCAGCCTCATCAACTACAACGAGCAAGTTAGGTGCGTGGATACCCTGAACCGCTGTTTCATCATGAGCGCTTGGACTAAATCCGTATCCAACTACGGTGCCATTTATTTTCCATTGAACTGTATCGGCTTCCCCAGGCAGGTTATGTTTAGCATGAACTCTTCTAATATGCGGCCACATAATGTTTCGAACTTGTCGGTGTGTAGTCGCTGTTGTAATTGCTACTGCTGTACCTGCGGGATGTGTAGATAACCACCACGCTACCGCTCTCGCGGCAAGGTGAGATTTCCCAGGCGCGTGACAAGCGGGAACTACTGTTCTTTTATTTAATGTTAATGAAGTCAGAATCTCTTTTTGTTTACTCCAAAGAGTTTCGCCTAATCCTTGCTCAACGAATCCAACGGGGTCGTTCTGCCATCTAGCCCAAGGGTTATCTAACTCAGCATCAAGGATGACCAGTAAAGCGTGACGCTCTTCAGGTGTGAGCATGGCAAGCAACTCGGCTTGCTTCATTGAATCACTTTCGAGGAACTTATCGAGAAGTCTCTCGGTCATGGCTTAAGCGCTCTTTGTCTTACGGGACTCGAGGACTTTGGCTATTTTCTCTTGAAGTTCTCCCATGGTGACTGTAACTCTTACCTCTGACACGGAATGAGATAGAACTTCTTGCTTATCTATCCGACCAAAATCTTCAGGGACTTGACGCTCTAACCACCAAGCGGATGCTTTCCAATCTCCTTGACTCGCCGCACTTGATACGACTGCCACCTTTTTAGCGATTGCTTCTGCTCGCGCCCGTGTAAGAGACTCCAAAAAATTCAAATATATTTTCTCCTCGGGTTTAGGTTTAGCATCAGGAAGCGTCGCCAACCTATCCCGCTCTACCATTCCACGGCTCATCCAGTTATAGAAAGTGGACTCAGCAATGTTTACCATCGCTACCGCTTTGTTTACTGGCAAGCCAAGCACAATCAGGTTCAGCAATTCTTCGCGCCTAACATCATCAAGGAGAACCGTTGTTCCTTTAGGTCGCCCCTTGGGTTTAGCGGGTTGCTTCTTTACTACTGCCGTTGCCACTAGAACTCCTGCCCTATGTACCAAAATCCTAAGTCGATACTCCAATGGTATTTATCGATTGAGAAACCAAGGGCGAATCCACTCACGCGTCCCCAAGCAAACCAGTACCGTCCTATTTTCTTTTCCATGTCTTTATTCTACCTCGGTTGTACAAGCCTCAATGGGTATAAATAATAACTCAGCAATATCTTTCCAACCATAAATTGAATTAGCCCATTCGTTTAAGTCCTCTGTATGAACTCGCATCGAGTGTTCGCCTACTCGGATGGTTGTACGACCCACAGGAATATGCCCAGGCTTAGATTTTCCCCCACCCAAGATTTCGGCAACCTCTTCAGCAGTAAAGCCTGTTCCCTTCAAGCCCGTGCTGGTTAGAAGTTTGTTTAACTCCTGCGGGTCGTAAGTTGCCAAGTCAGAGGTTCGGTTATCGACGATAAGAATTTTAATCTCCTCCACATCATCGACATCGACCCAATGAACGGCAATCTTTTCCCACCCTAATTGAACTGCGCCTTGATAAGTATGATTGCCCGAGAGAATGTGCTTGGTTCGCTTATTGACCACGATAGGTCGGTACTGACCCATTACCTCAAGGGACTGAATGATGGTGCCTATATCGCCCTCACGCGGGTTGAGAGGGTGAACTTTAATCTCGTTGATTGTGACTGTCTCGATGTCCTCGGGTGAACTCTCGCTTCGCTCAGGCTGTGTATCAGGCTCAACAGGCTTACGCTCGGGAAAACCAAGGCGCTCTTTGATTGCTTTGATTGCTTTCTGCTTTGTCGGAGCCTCGGCATATAGTTGCTCTTTCCAAGCCTTGTACGCCTCCATCTCGACTGTGAACTTCCAAGCGCTAACCTTTACTTCAGGGTCGCTAGGTAAAGGCTTAGAATCGGTTATGTTGGCGTTGTCTTTACCGCTTATCAATCTATCTAAAGTCTCAACCTCAGATTGAGTGAAGCCCGTACCATCGAGTTCAGGTAAAGCGGTCAGCAAAGATTTGAGAAGTGGCTCGTTGTATCCAGCCAAGTCAGTTAAGCGATTATCAGCCAAAACAATCTTACGAGCAGACTCTTCATCTACATCCACATAAGTTATCTTGATTTTCTTCCAGCCGAGTTTCTTTGCCGCTTTGTATGTGTGATTACCAGCCAAGATAAAATTTGTTCCGTACTGAACAACAATCGGACGGTATTGCCCATGGGCTTTGAGCGATTGAGCAATCGCTTCAATGTCACCCCTGCGTGGATTCGTTGGATAACTCTCAAGCGTGTTGAGTGCTACTGAAGCAACTTGTCCAACTTTTATCTTCGCTTTCATTTAATGTATATCCACGCCTCGAAGTTATAGAACTTCCAAAACATTGTGCCTACTGTGAACCCTGCGTTCTCTGCCAATATCTGATTTCGCATTGATGAGTTCACCTTCATCATAGGTCTGAGGTCGCGCTCTTTGTTTAGTATCTGTTCAGGGGTAAAGGCTTTACGCTTGAAGTCATAATGAGCGCCGTTGATTACTTGCTCAAGTTCGCCCGATTCTTCTCGTACCTTCTCTGCCCATATAAAAGCCCCACCCTCAACTAGAGATTCATAGATGACGCTCAAGATGTTTGGTCTGTCCTCATAGGGCAAGAACTGAAGTGTGAAGTTTGAAATGATTAGACTCGACTTACCGAATCCATTGAAAGCGCGTAGGTCTTTGCGGACATAGATAGTTTCATCATGGGACTCAGGCAATAAGTTATCGGCTATATCAATTCCGACTTTCTTGCCACGGTGAGGAAGTCGCTCTAACAGCGTTCCAGTTGAACAGCCAAGGTCAATCACCTGAGTATCTTCAGTCATGAAGTATGTACTCAAGTCACAG